GGTTTGTTGCAGCCAAGATGGCTGACGGTAGCCTTATCAACATCGGCACGCACAACTATAGGCTGCGGCAGGACCGCTGGTATCCTGTGTCCTTGGCTCAGAGCAATGATGCTTTGTCTGAACTGTTTGCTGCCTTTGCTGGTGAGGGCCTGGCATGTGCCACAGGAAGCCACAGCCTGCACCAGATGGTTAGTGCTGTGCTCGCCCATGGTCTATACAGGCGTCAGAGGGGCTATGAGATAGCTTCAGAACACAAGGGCAGTGACATATGCATCCTGGACCATGACTTTGAGGTTAACATAGACATCACCAGCACGGCAGGGGTATGGCACAAGCTTGAGGCAAGAAGGCAGGTAGTAGCGGTGAGCAAGTACGATCTGGCCAACATATTCGTCGCTACCCTACCAGCGGACCAGGCCTCTGCCTTTGCAGCCGCAATAGCATGCTGCCTGGCAGTGGAGCACTCCGCCTTCTATGGCCTGCCAGATGTGAGTGGACTACCACCTGACCTCCAACTGCAGTACCACATATCTGTGACGCTAAACCGCATGTCTCAACGCACACAGCAGACACTTGCTGAGATGGCATACCACGCAGTCATCCACGAGGCCATAGTTGACGCACTTGATGTGGACATCCATCACCAAGGGAAAAGCTACAAGGACAAAGCTGGTGTCATCTTGGATGCTCTTGACAGCCTGCCTACCCATGAGCTGTATGCATTCCCCCCCATTCCCTGCGCTCCAATCACCGCACTGCATTCAGACGCCCTTAGCTTGAGTGTGCTTGACCTGGATGTGCTGCTCCCAGCTCGAGCCTTCACAGCAACGGGTGCAGGTGCAACCTATCGCCCGCATGACATGGGGAAATTCATCAGGGATTTCCCAGCGAGCGGGCTGGTGCCGTATGCTGAAGTACGGGATGTTGCTGACCACCTTACAGACAACCTGATGACTGTGGGGGGGTTAGTGCATGGTGGGCCAACATCTGGGACGCTGCTGGAGGGTCCCAAAGCAGGACACTGGGACACAACCACGCGGATCTACATGTGCAGTGCGGTAGCTCAGTTCATTGAGATCCGCGCTGACATTGTCCGAGCAGTGGACAGCAGCCCGGTCAATAATCCAGACGTGTGGAGAACAGCTGTCATATACAAAGGAAAGGTCTTGGCCTTCTACCGCCTCCGAGATCCTCCCACGGATCCGAGGGGCTATCGAGTGGACTGGTTTGCCATAAGCACATTCCAGGTCTGTGGCAGCATCAACATCAGCAAGGATGAGCAATGCCCAGCGTATCTGTGGCCACGCCAGCGCCTCAGATCCCAGGAGATGGAGCATGCAGCAATGGCACCCCGCAGGCTAAAGCTTGTTCTCCACACAATGCTCTTGATGGCCAAGGCCGCCAACGCTACGCTGAGCGAGATCGTCCTGGCATGGCAGAAGATGTGCCTAACAGCAGCCACTGGCACATGGGCGTCAGGAGCAAATTTCATCACGTGCAGGCATCTGTCCGCCTCACTCAGTGCCCCTGCCCCCCCCTTTGATGCCATGGCCAAGAAGTTCAAGTCCCCAAAGACTTTTTCTTGTATTCTGTACTTCCAGTCTCTGCGGAAGTGCCTGACAGCATGGCACACGCGCGATCAGTACCATGACAGATGCCCAATACTAGGCCTGCCGCGCGCTTTCTCACAACTGGAGGCCTACTGGCAGGTGTGGATTCCTGATGAGTTGGCTGACACCACCAAGCACTTCACGGATTGTGTGCTGGGTCTTTATGATGAGTATGCTGACTGTGATGCGACAATGGGTGTGCGCCTGGAAGATCTCATGTCACAGCTGGCCATGCTACGGAGCTCATGTATTGACTATGAGGACATCAGATTTTCAATTAGGAAATCATGCAGCCTTGATACAGGTGGCAAGTTTGGGTGGTCGGTGTTTGGCTCTATGGCGTCTGCCTATGCGCTTACACTTGAAGGCTCGCCGAAGACATTTGACAAATCCTTTTCTCGTGGAGGCAAGGCACGGAATTTGGCATCCCATCTGACTGTTAGGCATTCAGGTAGGATCTCACCAGCAGGAGACATGGAAACCGGGACTGTAGCAGAGATGGTTCTGAAGCAAGGTGTCGACGATTACCTATCAGTACTGCAGCCCGCATGTCGCTTCTTCTATGGCACCAGACCCTACTTTATGAACCATCCTAAGAATGGTGAACACAAGGACCGTGAGATATCTATCACTGACCCTGATTCTCGAATAATGCTGAACGATGCAGAGCACATATGTGGTGAATATGGCCGCACCACCCATGTAGACATGCTCAAGAGGGCTGACAAGGACGCCTTCTTTTACAGACTCAGTGCCGGCGCGCTGCTTTCCGGAGGAGTGGTCCAGGCCTCAGACGCCTCTAGGTTTGCCGCCATGATGTCCAACATTGCTGTTGGTATCACATGCATGACTCTTGCAGCATTGGGCGGCAGTGCCCACTTGTCCTCGGCAGCCGCAGTATACACAAGGTTAGCGTCCAGGAGGATGGTCATTGACACGTGTGTCCTGGATGAGATTGACAAGCGCTTGGAGCAGGACCGCAGCGTCATGGAGCTATTGCGGCTGAAGAAGGCCCAACAGTGGGTGCGCATGATGCCCAAGGCCGGATCCCATGATGGCAGAGACTTGCGTGAATACACTACTGCCTCACACACCGGTCAGGGAATGTCACACATAGGCATGAGTCTCGAACATGGAGGCGCATTA